GTCTATGCGGCCTTCTATTCGCTCAACAGTGGTTTCCAAATCTAAAACTAGGATATCATTCATTGGCAAAATCCCTGAGAATTTGCTTCTTGAGTTTATCTGCAGGTACGCCATCCTCTAGTTGCTCACATATGTAATCTACGAACTCATCGACGCTGCACTTTGTGTGTTCTGGGCAGACGGCGTCTATTTGTTCTACCGCCTTTGCAGATTTCCGAGCGGCGATTATATCTGGCATCGCGAACCGTTTAATAAAATCTTGTGGTGATTTGCAGCGGTAGTGTTTCCTCTGACCACCATACACGCCCCAGCGTCCTGTTGTGGGATAGAAGGAATATCTGTGTTTACTTTCGGGATGGTTTACCCAAATCATAGACGCACCTAGTTTAGGTAGGATTTTAAAGCCAGCCTCTGTGAATACTTCAATTGCTTCGACTAAAAGGGGGTCATTCTCACACAACATATCGATTTACCTCTCCCTGCAGATTGCAGACAATCGTGCCATGCCATCCGGATATTTTATTCTTCATAACGGTGATGTAACGGGTCGGATCATTGTCATCCTCTCCGCTTATAATTTTACCAATGCCAAGCATGATGTCGGATTCACTCGCCTTGCCGACCTTGGAGCCTTCCAGCATAGACATGGTCAGTCGGGTCTTACCCTCGGCTTCCGCACTAGCTTGGCTGTTACCTATGACGGCACAATTGTGGGTCTTGGCTAATTCTCGTAGGCGGTAGTACAATTCTCTCAACCGCTCATGTCCCGAATTAAACTTGCCTGCGATCTCTACTTTGTCAGCCATGTCGATCATCACAATGTCGGGCTTTTCTTTATTTAAGAAGCCATCCAGAGTTTGGATATCCCAGCCTTGTGCATCCACTAGAATTAGTCTGTCTCTAATACCTGCATATCTGGCTGCAGCGGCGGCAGGGTCTAAGGCAATCTCATCTCGGCTCATGCCAGTGTACGATCCGATTGCACGTAGTTTCGTGCGCTTGGAGACTTCCTCATTGCAGACGTATACTACCTTGGCACCTTGCTGACAGAAGCCTGCCGGAGCGGCACACAGACTAACAGCCAAGGCCGTTTTGCCCACGTTTGAGTACGCCGCAATGACGCCGAACTCGCCTCTACCTATTCCGTAGACCTGTCGGCTCAACGTCTCTATGTTAAATTGAAATCGGTTATCGTTACTGGTTACAGCCAGCAATTCATAGATGTCATCCGTGCAGGCATCCGGAAAATCATCAGGCAGATATCCATCAGACACTTTGTCTAGGAGTGCCTTTAGCCTGTCCATTGCAGAGACATCTCCCTCGGACATAAGTATTCCGTAGTTGGCTATGTCTAAGCCGACACTTTGACGCCAAAGGCTGGCGATAACATCTGACGCAACTTCGGGATCAATGTCGGGGGCGTTGGCTATGGAATTAACTGTGTCTTCTACTTCAGCGGTCCATGCAGCGGTAGACGATGGGTTTGCCGCCTTCCACTGGGCCATCAGATCAAGGGTGGTAATGTCCTTGGCAAATTTACTGTGGCTGGCGGCTATCGCGGTGTAGACTTCTTTCGCAGTGTCATCGAAGAGGCTGGCTCGTAGCCTTGCCTGATTGTCTGAATAAAACTCGTTATTCAAACAGCACTTAATTAATGATTGGTACATGTGTGGTCCTCATGTGGGTCTAAGGTGGCGTTTGTATCACACAGTTGGACATAAAAAAAGCCCCCTAAAAAGGAGGCTCTTTATCTAAATCGATGTATACTAAAGTATGTTAACTAGTCCGGAATTTCATCCGCGAGACTTCAGGTTTTCCGTCACCTCGACGCTCCTTCATCTCCATGTCTGTATATACGATGGCAGGGTTGCCCTCGGCTAACGCAGCGATTGCGTCTTTTACTTTTTGCTCTTGTGCAGCCGCTTCCGCGAAACCGCCGTCGATTTGAAAATCAACAATTATGATTGCTCTTGCTTTCATTTGGAGGGGGTCTTTCTAATGCAAAATTATAGTCTCGCCCGTCACTTAGGGCAGATTTAAAAGTTATTCCACGATTAAATATATTTGGCGGGGCTGTTGGCCCATTACCCCAGACAGTTGTTGCTCCGCAAGATGCTACAGAGGGTGTGCTAAGTGTGGCAGATGCTACCATTTTTTGCATTTCTATATTAGCCTTTGAACCAGACCGCCTACCGCACAAAGGATAAAGCACGTTTTTCTTTTCCAAAGGGAAAGGTGATTGCTGTGTGATCATGAATCCGTTCCTTATAGGCTGTTTATAGTGTCGTTTATCTGCTGAGTACTAAGGTATTTAAGATCGGTTGTAGTGATCCGCACTGTAACACTTTGGTTCCTACGCGCTTCAATTATAGCCTTTACTGCTGCATCCTTGTCAAGGACTAAATGCACTTTGTTGTATTTTTTTATTAATTTTTTAATGCCACTTGTTANGTGCGTACCNANAAGNGCTATNCCNGTNAGGTTATCATCACGACTGACTGAACAGGCACTAGCTACGTCCTCTACTAGTATCGCTACCGGACCACTACCTACGGGAATGCCATGCGGCAACTCTCCATAAGACATCCACTTAGGGCCACTGCCAAGCGCACGTCCTACCGCACCGTGGCCGTGGCAGAAGAGTACTCTGTTCTCAGCCGGAGCATATCGGATGCGCAGCAAGCCCCTCTCATGCGCCTCAAGGCTGTTTACTGAGGCTAGGTAGTCTAAGGCTGGCTGGTGGTTGTCTACGGACGTTGTGAGGGCTGGTAGAGGTCTAATGTACTTGGCAGGAGCAGTAGAGGAGTTGGCTAGGTAGGCCTTAGTCGCTTGTAGATTACGTTTACCTGAGTATATGCCTTTACCTTCGCAAGATGCTCTGAAGCAATTCCATCTAATTACGCCTTGTTCTTTTGATAGACTTAGTTTTTTTAATCCGTGGCAGAATGGACATTGGATTACTTTGCGGTCACCTTCTTTTAAGGGAATGTCTTGGATAATCTCTAGTTGCTCTAGATATAACATGAGTGGCCTATGTCTATAATAGTAGAGGGTTAGTTCCTGCCCCTCATGGGACAGGCGTCAGCCTATACATAAAATCTAAATAGTAAACCCCTAAAAACGCCACCTAGGTAACGGGTTCTCCACAGCATAGTGGTGTAACCTATTGTTTTTAAATGTTAACCCAGCACGCCGGAGGTCGCGGGTTCGAGCCCCGTCAACCGCGCCACTGAATCAGTAAGTCCTTGTTTATAAAGGCTAAGTACAAAAAAACGGACCCGTAAAAAGGTCCGTTTTTGTGTTTGTGGCTATCTGTGGCAAATGGTTTAAAAAACTTCACCTTTTTAACCGACTGCTTATGAAAATCGAATCACCATCAGGCAAATTCGATGTCCTTGTGATCCAGCCAGCGTTTCAATTTCCGTTCCGCTCGTTTCTGCATCTGAGCAGAGGAGAAATTATTCGGAAGCACTGAACTAAGTGCGTCCAGTACGAATAGTGTTTCATCGTGAGTGAGTTTATCCATTGGCTTGCTCCTCAAAAACTAGACCCGCTGTATGCTCATACAAGATACCCGCTACGATTTCTGTCGCATCTGCACTTGATTTGACATCAAACGCTTCGAAAAAATCTATATTCAAGGCATAGGTCGCTGCAGCTATCATATCGACATTATTTGTGCTGGTTCTACGTGCTTCCGTTAGGGCTGCAATTATTGTTTCCTTGTTAGTCATCAGCCATCTCCACTTCAATCAAAGCCTTGAGGTCTTCCGTTTTCCACGAAAACCCCTTTGCTTTCCACCCGTCATACGGTTCGCAGACATTTGTGTCCAAATAATAGGATTCGACCTCATCTGAGCCGTCATAATCGTGGCAATCGTCCTTTATGAACAGCCAGTTTTGTCCGGCTTTCTCCACAATGCAAAACGTCAGTTTCACGTCTTCATCTAATGGGTAGCCACGGTTGCCAAACCAATCGCGCACATCCTGTTCAGTCATTTCTTGGCTCCCTTCTTAGTCGGCTTTGCCAGCATTTTAGCAAGCAGATCGTGTGTCTTCTTGCTGGGTATATAAATTGTGGTTGGTTTCTTCATTAGTGTATTCCTCTGAGAGCGGCCCAACTTACTGGGTAGCGTTTTACCATTTCTACTGAAATCTGCATAGCCAGTATCCTAGTCTCTTCTTGCGCGTCAGGAGCGCAGCGCAGCCTGCACATATCAGCGAAGGCATCAAGGCTTCCGCTGACCCACCATTTTGTCATCATGCTGAGAGGTAGCACAGAACGCGCCTGCTCCTCGCAGATGCCTGATGCCAGTAGATTTCTGTACTCGATTAGACAACGAGCGTGATGCTTGGTTACGTTTGCAATAGCCGCGTTGCCTTCGGTATCCTCTACTCGTCTGCCACTGCCCTGCTTTTTATTTTTAACGGCAGAGCGATAATGAGGCGGCGTGTAGAACTCCGGATCGTCAGAAATATATCTTCTTGATACCTCGTTCACCCTTAAAAATTTGCTCTTATGCATATGCCGAGCTACATATATTGGACCTTGGCATACAAAAGTAGCATAAGCATGTCCGAATGGACTGGTATGACGATTACTTGCCAGATAGTTTATCAGCCTCTTATCCCCGTCATTCAGTATCGGAAGCATAGGGCTACCCTCAACGCCAGAGGCACCCAAGGCTTCGCTCTCGCGGTTGTAGGACACTCTAGCCGCATTCACTGTGGTCATGTCGCTTCCCATGCAATTAAGCAGCGTTGCTGTTAT